AGGCCGTCAGGTCTGGGAGGTTTCTGGTCCGCCTGCCACTGGCTCCCCTGCCGCGACGGCAAAGCCCGGCCAGCTGAACCCGGCACATTCCCGCTGGCTCATGGGGTACCCGCCCGAGTGGGACGCCTGCGCGCCTACGGCAACGCGATCGTTCCTCAGACGGCCGCAGCGTTCATCCGAGCTTACCTAGAGGTCGTGTCATGAGAACGTGCAACGAGCATCGGCGGCGGGAATCGCAGCGCTTCTACGGGCGGCTGTCTGTGGGGAGAGCCAGCGCACAGGCCTGGGACGATGGGACGGATGGGTTCGTGTTCTCGGATCGCCTCGGGCTCGAGACGGGCCTGCCGTGTGTGTGTGGTCGGACGCGCTACGTGCGGTTTGCGTCGAGCGTGTCATGTGTGCGCTGCGGGCGGGTGCGACCGTGACGCAGGAGCGTGACCTCCGGGCGGTGGGCGTCACCCTTGTCCTTCCGGTGCCTCCAAGTGCGAACCGCTACTGGCGGACCACGGTAGCCCAGACCCGTCTCGGGAAACGCTACGTCAAGACCTACGTCACGCGGGAGGCGGAGGAGTACCGTGTGGCGGTGCGGGCCCGCGCTCTCGTGGCGGGCCTCCGGCCCGTGGATGGTCCGGTGGCGGTGACGCTCCGCTGGTACCGCGCGGCGAAACGCGGTGACGTTGATAACCGGATCAAGGTCTCACTCGATGCGCTCCAAGGGGCAGCGTACCACTCGGATGCTCAGGTGGTGGAGCTGCACGCCTACCGGTTCGAGGACCGACTGAATCCCCGGCTGGAGGTTGAGGTTGCGTCTTGACCGCCGGGAGGAACTTCATTCCCGCGCGGACCCTTGACCGCCCGCCCGAAAGGCCCGACATTAGGGTAACCCATTCTAGGGCTTCGCCCTGGCCCGTAAACCAAAGCGACGAAAAAAGATCTCCGGCGAAATAACGAATGTGCCGGCGCTGATCCCGCAACCCAACGGGCGCGGCGCGTTGCGGGCGGGCGGGACGCCAGGGCACAAGGGCGGCCCGGGCGTGCCGTCGAAAGTGGTCCGGATGGTCTGGCGGGAGGCCCTGCATCGGCGGCTGGATATCGCTGAGGCCATCGCTGACTACGAGGAGCGGCCCGAGCCGCGGTTGCGAGCGCTTGACCTCATGGCGCGTATTGCCGGGCTGGCCCGGGATGCTGATCCGGTCGAGCGGGAGCACGAGGCGCCGCGCGTGGTCTTCTACGTCCCGGCGAATGGGCGCGACGTGCAGCGGCTCGTGGTGAGCGGGATCCCCCGGATTGAGTTGATGGAGCGGCAGGAATGACGGCGGCACCGGTCATCGAGGTGCGCCCGCAGTCGGGGATGCAGGAGATGGCCCTTTCCTCGGCGGCGGACATCGAGATCATCGGGGGCGCGGCGGGGGCTGGCAAGACCTGGACACTCCTGGTCGATCCGGTGCGGCACGCGGAGGTCGAGGGCTTCGCCGCGGTGATGTTCCGGCGGCAGTTCGACATGATCACGAAACCCGGGGGGCTTTGGGCCGAGAGCTTGAAGCTCTACCCGCTCTTGGACGCCGAGCCGCGGATGTCGGCGCCGCGGTCGTGGCGGTTTCCCTCGGGTGCCGAGATCCAGTTTGCCCACCTCCAGTACGACAGCACGGCCTATGCGTGGCATGGGGCGCAGATCGCTGGGCTGTACTTCGATCAGCTGGAGCAGTTCACGGCCTTCCAGTTTTTCTATCTTCTCTCGCGGAATCGATCGGTGTGTGGTGTCCGGCCCTACGTGCGGGCATCGTGCAATCCGGTGCCCGAGGATGATCCGGTCGGCGGGTGGTTGCACCAGTTCGTTTCCTGGTGGATCGATCCGGCGACGGGCTACGCGATTGCGGATCGGGCGGGCGTGGTGCGCTGGTTCGTGCGGGCGCCTGATGATGCGCTGGTCTGGGCGGACACCGAGGATGAGCTACGCCAGCAATTCCCGGCGGCGGCACCGAAGTCGGTGACGTTCGTGCCGGGCACGATCTACGAGAACCCCGCGCTGCTCGAGCGCGACCCCGGCTACCTCGCGAACCTACTAGCGCAACCGTTGGTGGAGCGCGAACGGTTGCTGGGCGGAAACTGGAAAATCCGCGCGACGGCCGGGACCGTGTTCAATCGGGCGTGGTTTGAGATCGTCGACGCCGTCCCGGCGGTGGCGCGGCGGGTGCGCTGGTGGGACAAGGCGGCGACGCCAGCCGAGGCGGGCGCGCATGCCTATTCGTGCGGTGTCCGGATGGCGGAAGCGGGCGGGATCTCCTACGTCGAGGATGTGGTGCGCGGCCAGTGGTCGGCCGGCCAACGTGAGACGGTGATGGGGCAGACCGCCGAGGCGGACGGTCGGGCCGTGCGGATCTGGATGGAGCAGGAGCCGGGCTCAGGTGGCAAGGAGAGCGCGGAGAACTCGATCCGCCGACTGCGCGGCTACATCGTGCGCGCTGAGCCGTCGACGGGCGACAAGTTCGAGCGAGCGCAGCCGTTCGCGGCGCAGGCGGAGGCGGGCAACGTGAAGCTGGTGCGCGGGCCGTGGAACGAGGCGTACTTGCGTGAGCTGCACAATGCCGATCCCCGGCGCTCGCGGGCGGTCTTGGATCAGATGGACGCGTCGGCGGGGGCATTCAACAAGTTGGCGAAGATGGGTCGCGGGCTGGCGATCGTATGACCTGCCCCCACGGTTCGCCCGTTGGCACGCCCTGCCTGGAGTGCGCGGCGGACGCGGCGCGTGGCTACTGCTCGCGGTGTCATGGGGCTCCGCATCGGCACGCGCCGGGCTGTCCGTTCGGCGTGACGACGGTGACCGTGGGGGCTGCCGGTGTGCAGTGACATCGTTGTACTGGCAGGTGAGGTAAGCTCCGCATGACCCGCTACACGCGCCGTCCCTCGGGCCTGCTCGTGCCGGACTATGAGGTGCGGGCGTTCCGTCCCTCAGCGTTCGGCGGGCGCGGAGGCGTGTTCCGGGCGCGGGGGTTCCGTCCCTCAGCGTTCGGCGGGCGCGGAGGCGTGTTCCGGGCGCGGGGACCGGGGAATGTGGTTGTGGTTGGTGGGGACGCGCCGACGATCACCAGCATCAGCCCAACGAGCGGCCCAGTCGGAGGGGCGGTTATCATCACCGGGACTAATTTCATCTCCGGCGGATTGGTGGCGACTGTTGGCGGAGTATCCATTGCCCCGAGCCTTACGAGTTCTACCCGTATTGATGGCATTCTTGGAAGTCACGCGAATGGGCTTGTCGATGTCGTGGTGACGACCAACAACGGCACGGACACACTGGAAAACGGGTTTACGTACACCGCCGCTGGTGCAGAGGGAGACCTGTACGAGTTCGGGTTCGAGGACGGCACGGCAGGGACGCTCAAGAATGCGAGCATCAACCCACTGCCTATTGCCGGTAATCCTTGGAGCGTGACCAGCGCGGACGCAGCCCGCGGTACGAAGTCGCTGACGCAAGTTGTTCCTCAATCGTCGGGTGACAATGGCGGGGACGCCTATTTCGTGATTTCTCCGAGTCGGAAGTCTCTGTACACTCGCTGGATGTACAAGCAATCCGCCGCTCCAGGGAATTGGAACAAGATGTTGCGGCTCAAGGGTAGTGGCCTCAACGGGAACCTCGGCGGGATCGGTGGAGGCCCCAGCAACAGTTATATCGTGAGCACAGACAGCCTTGCCGTTGGAAGTCCGGGGTTGTCCGCCAACATGAATCTTCCCGTCTCCACCATTGCAGACAACGTAGGTGAGTGGCACTGCTTCGAGCACTTCTGCGACATCAATACGCCCGGCGCGGTGGTCTACAAAGCGTGGATAGACGGCGTACAGTATTGGGACTACACCCGCGACGACGACCCCGGTTCGTTCGTCTTCGCGTATGTGCAGTTCAGCGGCACCAAGAATGGCCCGCACGATGCATTTACTGAGTGGGTAGACAGTATCGGTGTGAGCACCGCCTACATGGGAGTGCCTGTATAATGGCGCTAGGAACACCAGTACAGCTAACGACCGGCGCAACTTCAACGATTGCGACGACCTACACTGACGTTACCGCGTCTATTACACCGACGGCAAACGCACTTATACTGGTAGATATTTGGGCCAGCTCTAATGCGGGCGGTACTACGACTGTGGTAAGTGTGACCGGGTGTGGGTTGACGTGGGTGCAGGACAGCACAACGGCTGTTTCTGGGGGCAAGCGTCTCCGTCGGTGGCGTTCGATGGGGGCATCTCCAACCACTGGTCCGCTATCGGTGACGTTCTCAGCAGATCAAAAGCAATTCATCTGGCACGTCGTTGAAATCTCAGGTTGTGACACCTCGGGCACAAACGGGAGTGGGGCGTTTGCTCAAGCCTCAGTGACGCCGACGCCAACAAGTGCAACGAGTATTGACGCTACGATCTCGCCTACAGCCGCAAACAACGCAATAGTGGGGGTGTTCGAGGACGACTCTGGTACGACGATGAATCCCGACACAGGGTATACCAACCTCACCAAACAGACGGGCCTCAACCAATCATTTGTACAATACGACCTCACGCCATCAGGTGAGCCGCAAACAACTTGTGGGGCTTCTAGCAGCGGATCAGGACTAAAGTTCTGTATTGCTTCGGAAATTAAGGCAGCAGCTACCGGCATCCCTGCTGGCGTGCTCGCGGCAATTCTGGACGATGAAGGAGACTGACCGATGAGATTCACACGTTCTTACGGTGTTGCTCTCAACACCAAGACGGCCATTCCGATTGCGCTGCGCGACCGCACGACCGGGTTGCTGGTGCAGCCGACGTTGGCGGACACGGGTGTCGAGGCGGTGGGTACGCTCACGGTGACAGTGCAGCCGTCGAACAACGAAACGTTCACGATCAACTCGACCGCGACCGGCGCGCACGGAGACGACAATCGGGTCTACACCTGGAAGACGACGCTCTCAACTGGCCCGACCGTCGCGAACGAAATCAAGATTAGCGCCACCGATCTTGCGGGCTCGCTCCTCAATGCGCGGGCGGCAATCAACCGCGATGCTTCTGGCGAGGGTTCGCTAGGTGAGGGTACTGCCTACAGTTGGGGCACGACCCGCCACAAGGACGCGGTGAGCGACGCGACGGCGACGGGAACGACGGTGGTGTTTCATGGTCCCAAGAGCGCGGCGGGCAACAGCATCGCGACGACCGAGACGATGGCGAACGGCGCGTGGGGTGCGGCGACATTGGCATCAGGGGCCGATTCCGACGTGATGATAAAGCTCGACAACAACGTCGAAACGTCGGCGTTCGCGCAGTGGACATTGCTGGGCCACGATGGCAAAGTCACTCTGACGGCGGCGCAGTTGAGGGCAGCCAAGACACGCATCCGCATCGAGGACAAGAGCGGCACCGACTTCCTCGACGTGGAGCACACGGTTGAGACGACGGATCACCCCGACGCGATGGAGCCGAACGGCGTGCAGCGACAGGTGACACCTGATGCTGTGCCGGGTGCTACGTCCTTTGCGGTGACGGACGCGACCTTGCCGAGCTCGCCGCTCGGTGCCGGATTCATCAACTGCGTTGCATTGATCGTGGCTTCCGACGTGGCAACCGATGTCACCCCCGCGAGTACGGCGCTCATCACGAGCTATAGCAAGACGGGCAACATCGGCACGTTCACCTACGCGGGCGGCTGGAACCGCATACCAACCGGAACGGCAGCGCAAATCCGTATCAACCTAATCGCAGGTGCGATTGGCTCAACGGAGAAAGTCGGTACGGTGGTGGATGTACGGCTCCTCAGTGCATCGGCCAAGGCCGCGCTCGATCTGTTCGCCGCGATCCTCGACCAGGCCACGGGGCAGTTGGACGAAGGCAGCTTTGCGGCGGGAGCGATCGCGGTAGACGGAATCGCCGCCGATGCCCTCACGCTGGCGAAGTTCGCAACGGACCTCAAGGCCCGCCTGCTTGCCGCGGTGAGCGTGACGCAGATTGACGCGCGGGAGGCGGCAGCAATTACGGGTGCGGTAGCGACGGACGCTGGCAATGCCGCAACTGGCTTCGAGGTTGACACCAGCGTCGGCACTGATGTGCGGGTCGGCGTGCTGCGCTTGACTTCCGGTGCCCTGACAGGCGAGGCGCGGCTCGTCTCCTGGACGGGGACGACCATCGCCGTACTCTCCCATAGCGGGATGCCCACTGCGCTCAAGCAGTTCAGCGCGACACCGGCCGATGCCGTGACGTTCGAGTTCCGGCCGCTGTGATGGGGCCGCTCTATATTCTAGAGTCCTGGTGGTGGTATGCCGCCGTCGCAGCGACGAGCGGCGCTACGGCGATGGCTACCCTGATGGATGACGAGTGAGGATGAAATGACGGACAAGTTCATCGAGAAGGTCGGGCTCCGGAGCCCGGCGACCCAGCGGATCGAGATTGACTACTCGGGCGGCGATGTGGATCTCTCGACGCAACCGACCCGGCGGCTCCACTGCAACGTCGCGGGCGACATTAACGTGGTGTTCTCGGACGATGTGGCCAACACCGAGGCCGTCGTGATGGCGGTGCTGGCAGGTGTGACGTACCCGTGGCGGATCAAGAAGGTTCTCCAGGCGAGTTCGACCGCCACCGTCGTCGGTCTCATCTGACGGTGGGCATCGTGCAGCGGATCGTCTCGGGGCTCGCCGCGCGCGTGGGTGTGTTCGGGGGGCTCGACCCCGAGGGCTGGGCCATCGTCCGTGGCGAGGCGCCGACGGTCTACCAGCAAACAGGGCGGAACGTTCGCATCCTCGGGTGGGAACGGAACCCGGTGGTGCAGGCATGTGTCCGGCTGATCTCCAATTTCATCGCGTCTGTGCCGTTCGAGGTCACCGACGCGCCGCCGGGGGAGGGGGGCGACAAGATCGAGGGCCATGCGCTCGCAACGCTCCTGGAGTCCCCGCGCGTGGCGATGTCTGGGCACCGACTCCGCGGGCTGGTGGCGGTCCACTATCTCCTCTATGGCAACGCGCTGATGGACCTGGAGCGCAACGGTCGGCGCGGGCTTCCATCCGGGCTGCGCCTGGTCCATCCCGAGGACCTGCAGTTTGTCTATCTCGACTCTGAGACGTTGGAGATCGGGCGCTACGACTGGCGGGACCGGAACGGGGCGACGCATAGGTCGGGCGTCGAGGACATGGTGCATTTCCGGGATATCGCCGGTGGCGATTGGTTGTTTGGCTACCCACGGGCAGCCGCGGCGCTGCTTGATATTTCCTCGGATTACGAGGCGACACAGTACGTGCGGCAGATCGTTGCCAATCATGGGTCACCCGGCATCGTGATGAAGGTGGCGGAGACCACGACGAACAAGGAAATACGCGCCGCGAAGAAGCGCTGGCAGGAGGAGTATGTTCAGCGAGGCCAACGCGGAGGGGTGGCCTTCTTGCGCGGCGTTGAGGAACTCCAGCAGATCGGTTTCAACCTCCGGGACCTGGAGTTCCCTGACCTCCGCGCGGTGGCGCGCGAGGACATCTGTGCCGCGTTCGACGTGGACCCGCGGCTCATCGGCATCGGGTCCGCCCGTGGCGCTGAGGGGGGGCTCTCGGGGATTCAGTACGTCGAGGCGCGGAAGCGGATCGTGCAACAGGTAGTCCGGCCACTCATGGATGCCCTGGAGTCCGAGCTCAATCTGTGGCTCACGCCGGAGTACGGGAATGTTTGGGTCCGCTTCTCGCGTGAGGAACTGGCGAAGCTGACGGAGGATGAGACGGAGTTGTCGCAACGGATGATCAACGAGTATCGCGCGACGCTGATCAGTCGGGAGGAGGCTCGGGCGGTGATCGGCCGAGATCCCGATCTCGATCCCAGCCACACGCTCTACAGCGGCGGGTTTGGGAGTTTGTTCGGCGAACTCCCGTCTGGGAACGGGCACGAGCCGCCCCCGAAACAACTGCCACCAGGACGCGAGGAAGAGGAAGAGGCGTCTGATCAGCGGTCGCGGTTTCGCGCGCTACACTTGACGGCACCGCAACGGCATGTGCTCTGGCGCGATTTCGATCACCGGGCAAGCAAAGCTGAGGACGAATACCGGCGCGTGGCCCAGAGCCTCTTCACCGAGGAAGCGGCAGACATCGGCCGCATCTTCGCGGAGAATGTTCCCGCGCGCCGCTCCACGCGAGCGGCGGGCGATGACCCGTTCGTCCAGGCGGCGCTCGAGCGCGTGATGACGAACTACGCGCCGGGGGGCGAGTATCATGCGCGGTGGCTCCAGCGCTACGGCCAGCTCGTGACGCGCACCTTCGCCCTGGCGGGCAAACAGATGGCGGCTGAGGCGGGCTTCAGCTTCACGTTGGAGAACCCGGCGGTGCAGGCCGCGATTCTCCAGCGGACGGAGCGTCTTGCCTCACTCGTGACGCGGCACACGGCGGAGCAGGTGATGGCCGTTGTCGGGGCTGGCCGTGAGGCGGGCGTGGGGATGCGCGAGATTGCGGGGATGATCAACGAGGCCATCTTCGAGTCCCAGGCGCCGCAACGGTCGGTCGTGATCGCGCGCACGGAGACGATCGGCGCGCTGAATCAAGGGGAGTACGAGACGGCGCGGGCCGCCGGGATCTTCGCCGCCAAGGAATGGCTGACCCAGGGGGACGACCGGGTGCGCGAGGAGCATGAGGATCTCGACCGCATGCGCGTCCCGATCGATGCGGATTTCACGCCGGGCCTCGCGTTTCCCGGTGACGGGCGGGCAGGGCCGGAACAAGTGATCCAATGTCGCTGTACGCTGCTGTATCATACCTAGGAGTGGACCGATGACGACGAGCGCGCGAGCCGTGGACCTCCAGGAGTACATCGAGGGCCTGACAGCGGACCTCAAAGCGCGGCCCTTCGGCGACTACGAGAGTTTCGACGCCTGCGTGATGGCGCACGGCGACAAGGACGACCCAGAAGCGTATTGTGCGGCGATGAAACGGGAGATCGAGGGCGAGGCGGCCCGGAGTCGCAAGACTGGCAAGAAGCATGCACTCGGGATTGTCCAGCGTTCGACGCAGTTGCAGTTCCGCGCCGAGGCCGACTTGCCGAAGGGGACGTGTGGCCGGGTCGTCGGCGTGGCCTTGCGGTACGGCGTCGTGGACGACTACGGTACACGGTTCCTCCGCGGTGCCCTCGACCGGACGCGGAGCGAGAAGGTGCCGGCGGGCCGCGTCGCGCTCTTCGCGAATATGGCGTGGGACGGGTCGGGAATGCACAGCTACTCCGCCCGGACGCACGTCGGCACGGTGCGCTCGATGGAGGACATGGGCGACGACGTGATGATGATGGCCGACATCTTCGACACCGAGGAAGGCCGGGCGCTCAAGGAATACCTGAGCGCCGTGATGGAGACGGGGAGTATGACGGGACTCTCCATTGGGTTCCGCGAGCGGGTGACGAGCCCGGGCGTCGTCGAGATCAACGGGCGGAAGGAAGGCATCATCGACATCAAGGAGGTGGAGTTGATGGAGGTGACGGTCACGCCCTTAGCCGCGGTGCCGGGGACGCAGGTGCTTGGCGTCCGCACGCAGAGCGCGACGAAAGAGGTTGTCGTGGGATTGATGCGGTCCTTGCCGAGCGAGGAGCGCAACCAGATCTTGCAGGACATGCAGGCCACTCAGGGAGACGCGCAGCCGCCCGACGCCGCGGGACTCACGCCCGCGGATAGGGGATCGGAGCCACCGGATGTGGCGAGCATGGAAGACCGGATGATGGCGTATCGATCGACTTTCACAGGACGGAGCACATGATCAATCCGAAAGACCGCGCTGCTGCAGAGGCGGCGCAGAAGTTCCGGACCCAGGCTGACGAGTTGCGGGCGAAGCTGCTCGACCCGGCCGTGGTGATGACGAAGGACGAGGTAGAGACAACCGTGGCCGGCGTATCCGCATTGGAGACGCGGGCGGCGCAAGCGGCGGGCTTCACGCCGCGCGAGGAGATCGACCGGCAGGGCGGGGATGACCCGCTCAAGCGCGCGGGGCCGGAGAGTGGTGAGCCCGAGGTCCGCACCATCCAGAGCCGCTGCGCCGCGCTCCACACCAACGCGATGAAGCACTTCGGCAGCATCGAGCAGTTCGTGCGCGTCGGGGCGGGCCGGAGTCAGCCGCGGAACGATGCCCAGCGCACCGTGCTGCGGGAAGCGGTGACGCTGGCGCAAGAGTTGTTTCCGGGCGACCTCTCGGCCCGAACCATCGTCGGCACGACTGACGACGCCTCGGGCGGTGAGTTCCTGTTGCCGTTGCAGCAGGAGGCCTCGATCTTCGCCGTGCCGAATGTGCAGGAGGGCATCCTCCAGCACGCGCAGAAGTACGCCGTGACGGGCCGGACGATCCGGATTCCCTACGTCGTCCAGACTGACGCTACGGGTGGCAAGACGCGCCCGATGGCGGGTATCGCCGCGATCTCGATCGTCTCCGAGGGCGGGACCAAGCCGACGCGCGAACCCACGTTCGCCCAGCGCTTGCTCACCGTCTACAAGTGGGCGGCGATCTGGAAGATCGGCGACGAGACGGCCGCCGATGACTTCACGGGCCAGGGTGCGTCGACGGTGGCGCAGCTCGTGGGCGGTCAGGTGATCAACGAAATGAACGACTACGCGACCGTTGTGGGCACGGGCACGAGCCAGCCGCTCGCGGCCCTCCACACGAACAACGGTGCGCTGCTCACCGTGAACCGCGCGACCTCGCAGTCGGTGGACATCACGGACATTTTCAAGATGTGGACCCGGCATACCCACGGGGCGAATTCCTACTGGGGTGTGAGCCGGCGCGTGATGGAACAGTTGTTCGCCCTCACGCTCAGCAGCAACACGCTCGTCACGTTGCTGCCGAACCTCACGGGGACGCCGGTGATGTCGATGCTGGGCTACCCGATTCGGCTCAACGATCTCCAGGCGACGCTCGGCGTTGCCGGCGACGTGTCGTTGATCAATCCCGCGTTCTACGCGGCCGCGATCCGGACGCAGTTGACGGTGGAGTCGTCCATCCACGTTGAGTTCGTCGCGGACATCACGACTTACCGGGCCTTCGCGCGCGGGGGAGGGATTCCGATTCCGACCGGGACGTTTGCCTACAAGGCGCCCGGCGGGACAAAGACGGACGAGCACTCGCCGTTCGTGCGGCTGGGTGACGCGATCACGTCGTAAGACAGGTCAACCGGGACGGGTCGTCCTACCGATGATGGTGGGCGGGGTCCGACTCCCCGCCCGGTGATATGCAAGTGGAAGCATTAAGCCGGATCAGTGTCGGCGGGGTGCCGCGGGTGGCGCGGGACCGCTTCGAGCTGTCTCGCACCCTCGCGCTTCATCTGCGCGAGCGGGGGCTCGTGCGGATCGTGACCGCACGGGAGATGGAGAAAGAGGATTGGTGGACTTTCCCGCACCGCGAGCTGCGGGCCTACGAGGGCCGGGCGCGGCCGTGGCGGCGCGTGGTGGCCTGCGTGAATATCTGGAACGACCTCGCGGCACTCCGACAGACCATGCCGTCGTGGCTCCCCTATGTGGACCGCGTGGTCGTGGTGGATGGTGCCTATGCGGCGCTGGGGCTGGAGCAGGCGGAGAGCACGGACGGGCTCGCGGCGTGGCTGGCCGAGCAGGTCGCCCCTGAGCGTCTCGAGCTGATCCTTCCACCAGCGGGGGGTTGGCCGAACCAATGCGCGAAGCGGTCGGCCTATTGCGCGGCGGGAGAGGAGGGCGATCTCCTCTTCATCGTGGACGCCGATGAGCGGGTCGCCCAGGCATCCGCGCTGCGCGAGGTATCCGAGTGTGACGTGGGTTGGGTGCGGCTGGTGAATGAGACGATCTACCGCCGCCCCTACGGCCAGCCGCGGCTCGTGCGCTGGCGCCCTGGTCTTGCCTACCGGGGCCGCCATCATTGGATGTTCGCCAGCGAGGCCGTACTCGCGACACACCAGTATGGCGGGCCGGGGTTCTGGCATCGGCTCGTGCCGCTCACGCTCACCAATACCCGGCGGCTGGGCCGGAGCCCGGAGCGCGTTGAGCAGCAACAGCGGAGCCTGGCCGTCGCGGCGGCCGTGGAACATCCGCTGGTGTTGAGCGAGCGGACGCGGGCCTCGGACAGTCAACTCGGGGCGCGGGAGTCGCTGCGCATTCTCCAGCTCGCAAGCTACGATCCTGGCCTCGTCGGCTACCGGCTCCACACGGCCATCAACACGACGACGCCGCATGCGTCGGTGTTCGCGCGCAAGGCGACGGACAATCCGTTCCGGGGGCCGTACCAGGTGGACCTCCTCGCCGAACAGGAGCGCATGGCGGCGCTGCTC